GTATCATGTCGTTCTAATGGGATACGACTTTTCCCATACTGAATGGTGGATGCAAGTTTGTCAATGAAGGATCTTGATTGTGCCATTATACTCCTAGGTCGTCTTCTGTCATGATCTTGAATTCATAATTACGATCAGCACAGAACTCTCTTGCTGCTTTCCACTTTGCTTGATTAACTACCCAAGTTTTTACTGAATTGGCCCAGGACTTTGTTCTTCTCTTGGGGTTTTGTGGTGGCATCTCTACTTGTCTTTTGGGTTTGATTTCAACAACCACTGTTCTGTATCTTCCTGTTTTGTCTTTGTACTTGATGAAAAAGTCTGGGAAGTAACGGTGAACTCTATTATCAACTGGTGAGACATAAGGAATCCAAAATTCTTCTGATTGCCATTGATCAACTTCTTCAGTTAGATCACAATACCTCATGAACTTTCTTTCCCACAAAGACCTATACACTATATTTGTGGGGTCACCTTTATACTTTGTTGGGTTCTCTGGGAGGTAACGTCCATGATATGACATACATATAATATAAGTAGTTTCCAAGTATTTAGATGGCAGAGTCCGCCGAACTCTATTATGCAAAGATGTCTCAAGTTTCCTCAATCATTGGGGAACTGTCTCAGACATCTCAGTTTATGGTGAAACTAAATTTGGCAGCAAATAGCACAGGTGTTAATGGTCACTTGACATCTTGTGGATTACTTAATGATCCAAAGTCATATGATTTCCTTTGTTCGGATGCGACTCTTCCTGGTTCAACATTTGATATGTCTGAGGAGAGTGGTAGTCGTCAGGGGATGCTTGAGAGATTTGCGACAAGAAGAATTTATGCAGACTTTGATCTGTCTTTCTATGTAGATAAGGACTATAATTCACTTCGTCTTCTTGAAGAATGGATGAACTATATTGATCCAATCAATTCATCTGGGGGAGTTTACCAAGGATCTTCTTCTGGTCAAACTGGATATCTAGATCGCCAAAATTTTTATAGATTGAAGTACCCAGATGATTATAAAAGAAATATATCAATCGTAAAGTTTGAAAGAAATTTCCTGGCAAATCCAAGTATTGCTAATTCTGGTTTTAGACCACAATCATTAATTAAGTATACATTTATTGATTCATTCCCAGTCAATATTGTAGCGATTCCATTTTCATACGAAGGTAGCACAATAACAAAAGTTACTGCATCATTCAGTTATATGAGGTACATTGTAGAGAAGACTGGTTTTGATACGCCAACCACAACTTCTAGCGGAGCACCCACAACGAATCCAGCAAATCCAGATCAACCAATTCCACCAGATGATAATTTACTTGGACCACCAACAGCAAAAACTTTCTTAGGCACTCCACTCAATTCACAACAAACATTGAATGAATTATATAATGCTGGATACAAAGGTCAAATAAAAACAGCAGGAGACTTTGTAGGACCACTTCAATAATCTCTCTAAATAATCATACCTGAAAAAACCTATAGGATATTATGCCTTTACCAAAGATCTCTACGCCAACGTATGAGTTGGAATTGCCTTCATCTGGAAAGAAGATTAAATACAGACCATTTTTAGTTAGAGAAGAAAAGATTCTGATTCTTGCATTGGAAAGTGAGAATGCAGATCAGATCACAAGTGCAATCAAGACAACACTGAAAGATTGCATTCAAACTAGAGGAATTAAAGTAGAAGAACTTCCTACGTTTGATATTGAATATGTTTTCTTGAATGTACGTGGTAAGTCAGTTGGAGAATCAATTGATCTGGTTATAACCTGTCCTGATGATGGAGAGACTACGGTTCCAGTCAAGATTTATATTGACGAAATTTCTGTACAGAAAGATCCAAAGCACACCACAGATATTAATCTTGATGGAAAACTTACACTGCGTATGAAGTATCCATCTCTGAATCAATTTATTCAGAACAACTTTGATTTTAATACTGATGATGAGTCTTCACTTGAGAAGTCATTTGAAATCATTGCATCCTGTATTGATATGATCTTTGATGCAGATGAGTGCTGGTCTGCTGCAGATAGTACCAAGAAAGAATTGATGTCCTGGTTAGATGGACTGAACTCAAGTCAGTTCAAGCAGATTGAAGACTTCTTTGCCACTATGCCAAAACTTTCTCATACGTTTAAGGTTACCAATCCAAATACCGAAGTTGAAAGTGAAGTGACGCTGGAGGGACTGTCAAGTTTTTTCGGTTGATTATGGCTCATATTGACCTTGAGTCATATTATAAATTGAATTTTGCCTTGATGCAGCATCATAAATACAGCTTAACAGAGATTGAAAATATGATGCCTTGGGAGCGAGATATCTATCTTGCACTTCTGAATCAACACATTGAAGAGGAAAATCTAAAAGCACAACAGGCGGTAAATGGATAAAAAACGTCCCATTATAAAATATAAAAGATCCTTTAGGAATACTGGACCTAAGGGATCTACGGGACTTAAGGGACTTAAAACAATTTTGCCCTCCACTAGAAAATTTTATAAACCAAAACCTTTATCGTCAAATCTTTCACCAAAAGATTATAGTGATAAAATTATAGAGCAGCAGGGTGATCCATTAGCGGCGGCAGTTAATTTTATATCAGGTGGATCCAAACCAGGTGCATCCATAGTTTCTGGTGCAAAAAATAATATTGTCGGTTTTCAAAGGAATAATATATCTCCACCTAGTCAGAATAATCTTGGGTCTGTAATTAATAATATTTCAAATACTCAGTCTTATGGTAGAGCAACTGGTTATGATATCTTAGACTTCTTTGGATCTAAGAAAACAGAAAGAAAACTACGAAAGAGTGTACAAAGACTTAGGAATTCTCTGACAGAGACTTTTGAGATTGCTAAGTTTTTGAGAATCACAATCAATAGAATTGCCAAGCAGTTAAAAGATATCCCATCCATCTCTGGTGGAGGTGGTGGAGGTGGTGGTGCCTTAGGTTTAATTGCAGGTCTTATTGGTGGAGTTGTAAAATTAATAGGATCTGTTGCTGGCGCAGTATTTTCTCTATTTGCTAGAATAGGATTAGGTGGAGCAGCAAAAAGTCTTTTACCAAAGATTGCTCTTGGTGGTATGGGAGTGCTTGGTGTTCTTGGACTTGGTGATACATTTATGAATAAAGTTCAAGCACAAGAAAATGAACTTGACATTCAAAGAAATACAGAAAAAAATACAGTAGAAAAGCAAACTAAATCTGCAGACACATTTGAAAAAATTATCAATAAGTTCAAACAAGCAGTAGATTTATTATTGTCTGGTGGAAAGGCAAAGAGGACTGGTGATGAAAGTGTGACTCCAAGCGATGGATTGATGGGAGGAGAGAGGACTACTCAATCAAATGCAGCAGGTGCTAGTGCATCACAAAAACAAGTTGCAGACGTTCTTACTGGTGAATTTAAACGTCAGGGATTGTCAGAGGAAGGAGCAAGATTAGCCACCGCAGAAATAGGTAGGGAAAATAGTCTCAACCGAGATCTGATACTTGGCACTCACATGGATAATGGTGTTAAGGCTTATGGTGCAGTGAGTTGGCAGGGGGGAAGAGAAAAAGTCCTTATGGATGAATTGAGAGCAAGAGGTATTGATCCAAGTGAAGCGGGACTAAAAGAAAGTGGTGATGAAGGAATTAAAGCAAATGCCGCTGCAATGATTAAGGAGATTCAATCAAGAGGTCATACTGAACTCTTGAGTCTCCTCCAGAAACAAACACTTAATGATGCAGAAAGGGACAGAGTTCGTCAATTATTTAAAGATAAGTATTTTGTTTATAATCAAAGTATACCATTACAAAGATCAAGAAACTGGTTTGATACAATCCAGGGAATGTATGGTGTAAATCCAAGTCCAACTCAAGTACAACAACCAGGAAGAACACAACCAAATCCAGAAGTATCAGTAATACAAGTACCTGGTGATTCTGGCGGAGTTCAGGCGGCACCTTCATCTGGAGGAGTACCATCAATACCCGCTCAAACTAAAGGACCATCAATTGCATTCTTACCTTCTAATAATTTTGATAGTTATGCTGGGTTGAGTGCAAAGATGTTGTACAATATTGTTGAGGCATAAGAGATATGATTACTCTTCTAAAGTCTCCACTCAAAAAT